GTAATCTTCTGGAATAAAAACTTTGATAGAACTAGCGGTGAAAGAAAAGGATTGCCTTGTTGGCTTCAGCTTATCAACGGTGGATTCCTTAGAGACAATGCTTCTTTCTTAGCTCCAGTAGTTGTTAGCGATGAATCATCAACTTATTCAATAGCTTGGTTAAATCAGTTTGATAACGGAGCTAAAAGATATATTGAGATAGACGGTCAGCACCAAATGATTCGTCCTTATCCTCGCGTAGATGCTTGGGACTTTGAACAAGACCAAAAGAAATCTGGTGGTTTAGAACCAATCATTACTGACCCACATGATTTTATAAAAACTGGTGTAATCAGATACTACAAGAAACCATATGATCTTCTGCTAGCAACAGATTCTCCAGAGATGCCATATGAATTCCATCAGCTTATTGTCTACAAAGCTCTAGAAGATATTTATCTTAAGCTTGGTCAATCTGTTATGGCTCAAACTTATCGTGCAAGATTAGACAGAGATATGAAAGATTTACAAAAGAGATACATCGATCACATTGATAGTCAGGTTGTAAGAGGACAGTTCTCTGTTGGAGATAAAAAATTCTTTTACGATTATGCTTCACTAAAGAAATTAACATAAGGGGATATGAATGTCATTAAAAAGCAAAACAATTTCCTTTGTTAAAACCGAAGGTCTAGATCAAAGATGGAAAGGTCAGCTAGGTTATGCTGACGAAGTTTCAAACTTTCGTATTGATCCAGATGGACTAGGTTGGGTTTGTGATAGAGGATTAGAATCTTGGTGGAAGTTTCCATCTAACTTTAACTATGTTGCTGGTGGTGATACAATCGCGACCACAATGGGTTATAAGGTTGATGCTCTTTATATCTGGGAGAAATCTTCTACTGGTCAGGTCTATCATTTAATAGAACAAAACGGAATGCTGTATTACTTCTGGGGTAACAAAGGACAAGGAGCCACTTATCCTAACAGCGGTTATTATATTTCTGACATGATTGTTCTTGATAGAAACAGACATAAGCCAAAGCTTGGTGATGTTGGAACCCAGTTTATTCCATATGGAAATAGACTTCTGATTATCAATGGTTACGATAAGCCAATTTGGTTCTCAGGTAATCAAGATTGGAGAGACTTTTCTTTTACCATTCCAACACCAACACCAACAATCACACCTCTTCAGCCAGATTATTTAAGCGGATCTAAAGCAGAAACAGGTACAGCATTTCCAAACTTCTCAGAGAATAGTATTCTTGGAATGGGAACTACAAATGGTGACAGAAATCAATACCAATACTGCATGACTTATATTAGTGCTGATGGTGCTGAATCTCCACTATCTTCTCCAATCTCTATGAACTGGACAATAGATTCTTCTAAAGCCGCACAAGAAAGAAAGTTTGGTTTAGTTATCGGATTACCACAAGCGCCAAAGGGAGCAGTAGCTCGTCGTATTTACAGAACAAAGAATATGAAAACAACTGGTGTCTCTGGAGCCGCAGTTGCTGAATTTTATTTCCTAAAAGAAATAGAAGAAAATTCTTGTAAGTTTTTTATAGATGTTATTGGTGATGGACACCTTGTAACCCTTGGACCAGAACTTATTTCCAGCACAAGAATAAATACCACATATAAGTTTGGAGCTACTTGGAATAACAGAATCTGGTTGTCTGGTGGAGATAGCACACCAACAAGAATCATTTATTCAGACGCTGGTATACCTGAGCAGTTTAATGCTTTTAACTTTTTTGAAATAGGAAATACCCAAGGTGGACATATCACTGGTATCCATGCTTACTACAATAACCTATTGGTATTCCGTAGAAATGCAATTGAGATTATAAGATCTACCCCACAGGGATTTACACTATCTACCCTAACAAATAACATAGGAACAACTGCCACAAATTCTATAGTCTCTGTTCCAAATCTGGGTGTTGCATTCTTAAATGAAGATGGTATCTGGTTAATCTCTGGTGGTATGGACGGTGGCTCAGTAGTTAAAGTAACAAAGATATCTGATCTTCTTGACAAAGAATTAAATCGTTTAAATAAAGCTGCACTAACAAAAGCCATTGGAGCTTATTCTCCAAAAGAAAGAGAACTTTGGATTCACTACGCTGCTGATGGAATGACTTCTCCAAACAGAGGAGCAGTGCTTCACACAGATGTAAATCAGTTTAGCCAAAGGTTTGATGTAAGCGGAACATTTGCAGAAGCATTTAACTTCTCAGCAATGGCTGTTGATACTGAAGGAAACTTTATTCTTGGAACAAAACCAACTTGGTATAACAACGCTCTTCCTCCTCAGCCAACTGGTTCTCCTTTATTTCCAACATCAAGTGGAACAATCATAGGTCCTCTAGTTGTTTGGTCAGGTGGAAATAACTGGGGTCAATCAGCTTACTGCAATTCTTTCAATCAGGATATAGCAAACTTTACAATGACTGAGAATACTTCAAAGCCACAATCAAGATGGGAATCTAACTGGATAGACTTTGGAGATAACAGTGCTAAATATAGAATCTATTCTGTAGAAGCAGAGATTATTTCTTATGGAGATAACCTGTTGGAATTAGAATGGGCAACGGATTACGATAGATCATTTGCAACTTCTGCTGGTCAAAAGATGACGCTATCAGAAAGAGCTTACACAGCAAAAGAAGATCCAGTATTTGGACCTGTAAATAATACAGTATCCAAAAACTTCTTTAATATTGGAACATCTGCATTGCAAGATGGAAGAATAGTTAGAATAAGATTTGATGTATCCACAGGGTTAGTAAGTCAGTTTAAGTTTAGACTGCAAACAACATCTCCTGTTGGCGTTAATTCTACAAAGCAAACACCCTTTCATCTTCTTTCATTCCATATTAACTACGATGCTAAGGATCATCTACCATTAAATCAAGCAACTAACTTACAAAAAGGACAGGCACGCTAATGTCTAAAACTTGGCAAGATATTCCAGACCATACCTTTGGACAGGTTAAGTCTGCGAATTTAAATAACAATGTAAATAAAGTTCTAACTGAATTCAATGGAAACTTAGGTTCAAACAATCTTCCAATATCATCTTTAACAAATATAAACTTTAAAGATGGTAACGGAACAACTGGATTTAACCTGAGCAGAAAATACAGATGGGAAGGTCAGGGTCAAAACTATCACCGTGTAAAAAGATGGAACGTTGCTGAAGGTGGTTTAGAAGTTTGGCAGCCAATCACAACTATAGATTTAAATACATCTAACTGGGGAAAAAACTGGAACCCATTAGAAAACTACGGATCATTTGGAGAAAACATTCTAGACTTTGATGCAAAAGAAGGAATGCTAACTGGATGTGCAGTTGTAGATTTCTTTCACGGTGTTGACAGAATAGTATATCAGGATGATCAAGATGTAACTTTCCGTATCTTCTACGGAAAAGATTGGTGGACTGAATGGGGCGTCTTTGTGAATGACACACTTGTAGCTCAAACAGGATTTATTTATCCAAGAAGAGAAACAATCAATCTTCCATTTAAAGTTCCTGTTGGTTCACAAAAAGTAAAAGTAGATCTTCGTTGGAAAACAATAACCTCTGATGCAATTGGAACTGGTTACATTGGAGATCCAACAAGACCATTAGATATATACGGTGCTGAAATCTGGGTGAGAAATGTATACAGATAGGAGAATCACATGGCGATAATAAATAACGATGGCTTTGAAGAGGGAGATGTTCCCACAGCAGCTAGGCTTAATGCGCCATATGATGCATTAGCTTCTTCGGATGTTGACCCAGAAAACACAAAACCTAATTGGGCAACAAGATATCACTTCAATAGAAATGCTCCCAACAAATTTGCAAACGAACTTCTTATGGATGAATATACTGGAATTGCTAAGTTTGTTACTACCTCCACCAGTTATGTTACAGTTTCTAATGCTGGTAACCCCGCCGAGATTGCTGCTAATAAGGCCGTTAATGATGATGCTGTCTTGCGTTTTCAAACTTCTGGAATTATTGCAGAGCCTATAGTAAATGATGACGGAGATGGAACAGATGCCGAAGCTTCTTATAACTGCATGGGATTTCGTTTGCTAATGACATATAGCGTTGGTGGTGGATCTCTAACAGAAGTAGTTGCTGAATGTGGATATTCTTACAATAGAAGATCTAGATTAACTAATGATAGCACAGGGTTAGACGCAGCCCTATGGTATAGAAGCTTTTCTTTTTCTGGAATCTTTCCTGTTACACAACCCAACTTTGTGTTTCAGAAAGTAGAGCTACAAGTTAAAGCTGGACCAAATGGTGGAGCTAACAACGCAGTCTCTATAGAAAGAAATAATATTATCATGGTTATAGCAGAACACTAGGAGAAAACATGCCATATATCAAACCATATACATATGTTGATGGAACCTCACTAGATGCTCCGAATCAACTTTTAAACGAAGAGAAAGCTAAGGTTTATACAAATCAAGAAATAGTTGCAGCCGATTATGCAACTAACAGCTTTGATTATGATGAAATAGAAGCAGGAGAATTTAACGCTGTTACTGCAAATCATAAGTTTTGTACTGGCTTTGTTGGTGGAAAGAATATAGACACACAAGAAAATAACAGAGCTTACTTTACATCCAATGTTAAAAACAATAACGAACAAGGAACTTCTATTTCTTGGTCAGATATTTATAATGCTGGCGAACAGATAACTATTGTGGAAGGAACCGCCAAAGTTTTAATCACCTTTGAATCTAACTTTGTTGGAGAAGATAATGATACGGCTGCTGGTGGTGGAGCGGTTACCAA